GGAACGATCAATACCGCCAACTACACCAGTACCAGGCGATGCAACCACCATAGCTTGCAGACCAGTGATCTGCTTGCCGTTGTTGGCCGTACCATCCGAATAAATACCAGTGGAGATCAAGTTCTCAATCGATGCCTCAGCAACGTCCAAACGGGCATCAAATAGATCAATGATCTGTTCTTCGCCGCTGTTCTGGAGCATTTCCAAACCATTGATCGTGACTGCTACAGCCGCCTGTTTAATCGGGAACTGAGCAGCACTAATCACATCTGCTGGAGAGATGTTTAGTGTTTCAGCGCCCGAGTAGTACATGGCTGTGCTGTTGGCTTGGAATGACAACTCTTGCAAGATTGTCGAACCACCAGAGAAAGGCTTCATTTTGCCCTTCTCGCGCAGACGGGTCAGCAAGGCATTATTTTTTGTCACGTTATCCGCAACAATGCCGGAACGACTTTCAATAGTCGTTGCCAAAACGTCTGAGTAATTACTATTGGCGTATGCCATAATTTACCCCTTTTTATCCGACTTGCCGCAGCGCATTGGCTATGACGGCTCGCCGATCTGACTGATTAATAGCGCCGCCGATACTGGAGCTTGGCGCTCCGCGTACTTGCACCGCCGCTGTTTTTGCTCTTTGCACTTGGTTAGCTGCCTGCGTGTTTTGCTGCTGTTGAGCATAAAACTGCTGCGCGATAGCCGGATCAAGCCGCACTGCCGTGTCATAAGCCAGTTGCAATTTCTCGCGTTCTGACATTTGACTTGTGTCACCTAACACCTGTGGAGCTTGGAGAAGCTGCAACATTCTGTCGGAGACTGCCTCAAAATGCATGTTTGCGGGGTCGCCTGCAAACTGCTGGATAACCGAGAGTGCTCGATTTTCATTCTGTTTTTGCGCTTCATATTGACTTTGCGTGATGTGCTGGGTCAATTGCTGAACTTGCTGCGCTAATTGATTGTAATGATTATTTTCTGGCTGGCGCATCTCGCCATTAAAATATGATGCCACCTGGTCTAGCGGAATCTGGAACTGCTGGATCATCTGGGCAACAGCCTGAGACTTTTGCTGTGGCGTTCCTGTCCGGAGCAGCGCTGCCGTCTGCAACAGTGGGCCAATGGCCGCTGCTGGCGTAGTGTTCTCGTTACGCAAAATCCACTCATAAGGCGCAAATTGCTCTGTAATTTGCCTAGCCTCTGCATCGCGGGATTTATAGCTGGCAATGCCCTTTTCGTAGTCTGCATCACGCTGGGCAATGGCTTGCTGTAGCTCGCTTGGCGCTCTTTCCCAATGCTCTTTTAGCTCGCGCTTCAACGATTTAGGCATTTCTGCCATTTTCGGAGCTTCGGTTTTTTCAGTGGGGAATTTTGGCTCTTTGGCCTCTTTCGGGGCACGGGCAAGACGGGGCGGTTTATCGTCCGACTGCTTCATTGCCTCGCGAATTGTGTCTGCACGGCTAGGCTCTGCTTTGACCTCTACCGCTGGCGTTTCTGGTGCTGGTGTTTCTACAGTGTCGGGTGCGACAACTTCATTTTCCATCACTTCATCCTTTTCATTTGTTCCAAAGTCATCTTAATCATCTCTTTGCGCTCCGGCATGGGTCTGTTGTGCAGCCGGTTTGCCATCTCTACGTTCAATCCACTCATACGCATGGGCGCAATTGGTGAGCCAGGCCGGTCAAACTCTTGCACTGTGGCGACTTGACCCTTGAGCCTTTCGCGCTGGATTTCCTTTTTCTTGTTCCACTCTTGTTGAGCATACTTTACATCAGAATGGCCCATTTCGATGCTGTCGGTAGCTTTTAAATGCTCCCGCCACTGCTTGCGCCCTGAAATCATTACGCCATCTGGTGATCGAAAAGGCTCTATATCGCCCATTACAGTAGTGATTGTCTGGCCTCTATTTGCGCCTGGCGTTATTTCGTAAGACTCGCTGCCGTCAGCAGGGAAAACCCAAGTACGCTTCATAACATCTCCAAAATCATTGCAACATCCTCATCGTCTTGCTTAAGCCTGACTTTAGCTTGTAGGTCTTTGACCCGCAGCATCAGCGCATCATAGTTAACTTGTTTAGTTATTGCAACATTTATTGTCTGTTCAGGTGATGATGTGATTTCTTCTCGTACCTCTGGCGGCAGGCCAAACAGCGCTTCTCTAAGTTTTAGCTTGCGCTGCGCCTCGACTTTTTGGTCTTTAGCCCACTGTGCATCACGTTTTTTCTCATCAAAGCCAAAGTGACCGCCAATTGGGGCTTCAGGTGGTGGTGGCGCTGCGCCTGCGCCTACAGTCGCAAATGGCAATTCCGCAAATGCAGCATAGCCAAACATTTAAGCGCCCCAATTAGCCGACAATCCATCTGCGTAATTTTTGTTCACAATGTCTGTGCCGCCGGTTGGCGCAGTGGAGATTGTGCCAGTGGTAGTGGTCAATGATGTTGCTGTCACGGCTTTTGGCGTAATGCCGCCAATGACCAGATTATCCAAAGTTCCCGCACTTATTGGCGCTATCTCAACCGATCCAGTGCCACTTGGCTTCATGTGGACATGGCCCGTACCTGTTGGACTAATGTCTATTTGAGCATTTGCGCCGTTAAGGTTAGTCGATACGTTCAGGGAAATATTGTCGCCGCCGCCTGCGCCCATGCTCAATTGCGTTGTGCCTGCGGAATTTTTTAAGGCCAAACCGCCCGAATTGGTGGCCTGGACTACCGGCGTTGTGACTTTGGTGAACGTAACATCCGTGCCGCTGGTGATTGCTACGCTTGAAGGTAGCGTAACAAACACATCCTTTGTGCCAGCCGCCAAGTTAAGTTTAGCGCCTGTAGAGGAGGATATGACAGTCGTTCTTGCCAGCGTCCCGCCGTAGTACGTCCCGATCCCCACCTCCCACTGCGTACCGCCAGCAATCGTGTAATAGGTCGTGTTGTTGTTGCCGATCACCGCAAACGACTGAAACCCATCAACCGCGCCATCAAGGGTAATTGTCCCTGTGCCCGTTGACGTTGTGGTCTGTCTTACCCTGTCAGCAAGGGCTAAGCTCATGCTGTCTCCACACCAATCACTAGGCCGTCAGCACCCCTAACCACTTTCTTTGGCGCATTGAGCTTTTGCATTGCCATGCCAATGTTCTGCATTGACTCGCCGTGCATGTTAGCCATTTGGTCGTGCATCATGGCAATCTTGTCCATTGCCGTAAGAATCGTGCCGCCTAGCTCGTTGGTTATTTGAGCAGCCGCTGCTTCAACCACAGGAAGATCGACTCCAGGGTTACTACCAATCCGCGCCACCATGATTTTAGTCGCTGCGTCAAGTTCTGCTTTCCATCGCTCATATTCTTCCCTTCCGGCCATTTCTCTGGCCTTGATCTGCATTTCGGTGTTTTGCTTGGCAGTCTCCAATTCAGCCCTCATTTGCTCCAATTGCATATCTGACTGCATCTTCATCTGCTGCAATTGCATGTCTAGCTGGGCCTTAGCCTGCGCCATCTGTGCATCTGCCTGCATCTTCATCTGATCTGTTTGGGCTTGAGCCTGCATCTTCATTTGCTCAGACTGACTCAGCGCCTGCATTTTCATCTGTTCAGGATCGGGCTGTGGAGGCATTTGCTTGGCTTGGTCTGCCTTGTCTTGCAGCGCCTTCATTGCTCGCTCTACAGCCGACTCTAAACTTCTGCCAGCCCTATACCGGCGCACCAAGAACAGCAGCATCTCCGAAGCCATAGGCAAAGTCTCTGGCGCACCGCCAATCATGGGGATTGCCTCACGCAAGAATGCGCCAATAGCCGCTATTGCCTCTTGTGCGCCCTGCTTTTCTGCTTGCTCATCAATTTGGGCCAGGCTGTCAGCCTCGACTGCAATGTGGAAGTCGCGGATCGTGCTGTTTGACAGCATCTGGATCGCAGCTTGCAGCATTTGCGGGTCTTGACCATCCGGCGTGTTCATCACACCCGACATCTCAACAATTAGCTCAGGCGGGTAAAACTTACAAATAACTTGCGCTTTGAGCTTAAAAATTTCAGTGGCAAACCGCGCCACATCGCCTTGGCTGCTTCTTAGTCGTAAGCTGCCAAAGTTAGCCTTTAGCTGCTGTGCGCCAAGAGTTTCCGTAGCTTTAGATGAGCCGCGCAGAATGTCCGAAATGCCCATGATTTCGTAGATAGACTGCTTGACTTGCTCCCGTGATGCGTACAACTCGCGCAACGTAATGATGATCTGCGAGGTGTCCATCATGTCGATAGCACCCTTCAGCCCACCCTTTTCGCTCATTGCCGCCCATGCAGTCACAGGGAATAGCTTGTTGTCTACACCCTCGCTAAACATCCGCGCCAACTCTTTAAATTCAGCGTTAAACACACCAACAGCCTTGCAAGCCTTAGTCAGCAAGTAGATGCGCTGCGTCAGGTTGTCTAGCTCTTGCGCCTGATCCTCATATTCGCAGTAGTCAGGAATCGGGATCAGTGAGCCGGTGGTCGTAGTCGCCATCAGCGGTTTAGGGCATGGGAAGAAGCCTTCAAGCTCTAACGGGTCATCAACTTCATCCAGTGACAGCGGGTAATTCTTGGCAACCCAGCACACCTTAAACGTGCGCTTGTTCCAGATTTCAAAGACCTTTGCCTTTTTCTCATAGGTGGTCTTGGCCGTCATTGGGTTTTTGCTGTCTTCGTCCGTGTTTTGTGAGGACAAGCCAACATTCTTGAACACATCGCCAAAGCGCTCGATGCCTTCTTCTTTCGTCATGTAGACGGCACGGGCCACCCACCAGACTTCATCCCATGTCCGCGCTGGGCTGTGTATGAAGTCGCTCCAATAGACGTAATCAATAGGGCTGTGAGCAGAATCAATTGACTCGCCCGACTCTTGCACGTTTGACAGTGAAGTCTCTGCTGATTCTTCCAGCGCTTCAACCATCTCAGGCTGGCCGACAATAGTAGGCTCGTAACGAATCCATGCCGTGCCTCGACCTGGCAACAGCCGGTCTTGCACAGCGTTGGTCATTGCGCTGTCAAAGTCGTTAAATTGCGTTGTTTCGTACTCGATCACTCGCTCAAGCATGGTGGAGGCCAAGCGCCCAACAGGGTCTTGATCCATGTATCTGCGTGAAACTTCAGGCTTGGCTTGCCGCCCGTACAGGCTGGGCATCAGCACCTGAATGTTTGACCACAGGATATTGAACTTCATCCGTGGCATCTCGATGGCATCGCGCTCATCGCGGTAGCGCTTAACAACCTTGTGGCCGCGCTTCTCCCACTTTTCAAACACCTTTTCGGCGTTCTCTATCTGGTCGTGCCAATAAGGGCCGAGATCATCGCCCTCGTATGCGCCGTCATCTTCGTAAGCCATTAGAAGCCAGCAGCAAAGAAGAACGTCACGTTAAGAGCAGCCCCCGCAATTGTTGCATGCAGGCTTGTGCCGACATTGGCTGGAAAGGCATTAAAACCGATTGCCGGAGTGATCGTGCCCGACATGACTGTGCCGCTTGCGCCGCCGTCTCTAAGCACCAAAGTGCCGGTTGTGGTGCTGTTGACGTAAAAGCCGATCAATTGGCACGGGCCGGAACTGACTGCGCCTGTTTCGGTGATGTTTTTGTATGCACCGCATTCTGCTACTGGCTGGCTCATATTCGCTCCTGTTTGTGAGTAGTCTCAAATTCCCACATCTCATCGAGAGTAATGGTTTGCAGGGTTTTGCCTTTAGGTGGCGCTTGGTCTTTGTTGTCTTGCCGGTAGGCCACTGCTAACATTCTAAACGCATCTGCTGGATGTGAGCACCAGTCATGGCGAGGATTTTGCCTAAAAGCCTTCTTATCCTCATCATATTCCCTTTGGTACTGTCTAAGTGCTTCCAGCCCTTCATCGCAGCTAGGGTCAAAATAGCACTTGGGCAGCACCATCCGCACCGCCTGAATGCCGTCCTGAATGCCAATGTCCGGCACAATCGCCAGCTTTGCCATGCCGCCCAGATGCGCCGCCAGTTGCTCAACAATCGACTTGCCGCCTGATGCCAGCGTCTTGGCCCGTGCGTCATGCGGTAGATAGTGCTTGGTGTAGCGGTAGCCTTTGTTAACCACCACCTCTGCAATCTCCTCAATACTTGCGCCTGAGACTGCGTAATAGTCCATAACCCTGATCTCGCCCCTGACCACCTGATAAAACCAGATGGCCGTGTCATCCCGATAGCCCAAGTCCCATGCGGTAAACACAGGGCTTTCAGGGTCAAAGGGTAAGTCCCTAATCCGGCCTTCTTCATCAGCCAGGCGCATCTCTTGCCCGTAGTAAGCGCCAAGAATGGCCGCATCAAAGCTGCACTCATACTCTTGGTCGTACTGGTCTTGGCTTAATTGATCCCGTGCGTCCTTCAACTCTGAGTCAGGCAGCAGCTTGGAAACTGAGGCTGGCAGGCGGGTCAAAAACCAGCCTGGCGTGGCTTGGCTGACCCTGTAAATGTCGTGAAACTGATTCTTGCCCTTCGGTGTGCCGCCAAACACAGCCCATCCTAGCCGGTCTGAAAGTGTGGGCCTTATCACATTTCCCCATACGCTAGGCTTGAAATCGCCGTACTCGTCAAGGTAGACCCCGTTAAAACCTAGCCCCCGCATGGCATCAGCGTTGTCTGAGCCAAACAGCATGATCTTTGCCCCGTTAACTAGCTCTACCAGCAAGTCAGCCTCGTTGGTGTTTTTGGTGATCGGCGCTGCGTAATGCTTCAGATAGTCCCATGCCACCCGCTTGGCCTGGCTACGAAAAGGGGCAATGTAGGCGTACTGAGCCATCTTGTCGCCAGTGATTGCCCGTTTGATGATGTCGTTGATGGCGGCGACTGTCTTGCCAGCCCTTCGGTGAGCAACCAGACAAGCCCATCTGTCCGTTCTATTGTGGAACGGCATAAATGCGTCCCGTGGGCTGTATGGAAGGATTACTTCCCGTTTGCCCATGTCACCACCATTTCAATCGGGCCATCATCTGCGCCGGTGTGCTCTGTTCTTGCCAATTTGGGCACATGGTACTCAATCACGCTCTGGAAAAGCTCAAATGCCTTGGCTGGGTTTGGCTTAACATCATTCTCAGGATCGCCGTTAGCGACTGCATCAAGCCATTGGGCTAGTCTAGGTGCATTGTCATCAACAAACAGCGCTATGGCCTCTCTAGCCTGTGCTGTGACCTTGTTTGGCGTTCCCGCTACTCGACCACCGGCTTTTCTCCTACTATTAGCTACTTTAGTTATGTCTGTAGTCATTTAACACTCTTTTCTGCATTGCGCTCCAGAATTGTTAAGTTCTTTTCCTCGCCAGGAAAGGTGACAAAGTTGCGTGTGCCTTCACCTTTAATGCGCGATCCCTCATCCAAGTACTTGATGCCAGGAATGCCCATTTGTCTTAGTTGCTCTGCCACAGCAGCCGGAGAATCATCAAGACCTTTCATACGCCGTTCAAATGCAATGGCTTTCAATGTTTGCTCGCCAGTTCCAAAGCTGCCGCCAATTTCTTTTTGATATGGCAATAAGATTTTTTGCACTTCAGGAGATTGGTCGCTTAAATGCTTATCGTAATCCAGCATCTTGGGAATCATCTGATCTGGTAGGTCTACTTTATACAAATTGCCGGTGTTACGAATTACATTAGCAGTGTTTTCTATTTCTGAAGGCGGTAAACCAGCATCTTTTGCAAAAGACCTAAATGCGCTTTCACCGCCATTTTTACGCCAATATTTAGCAACATCACCTAATGGGCCTTGTGCCGTTGAAAGTTGCTCAGCATATCCTTTACCAACATTGGGGTTTTCAGCGGTGTAAATTCCATGCCCAAAAGCCTGCGCTCCCTCACCCGTGCCAATCTTGGACGCATCAAACTCGCCAAGTGGGTTGCGTTCTGTTGGCGGCAATGTGTGTGGTGTGCCGTGATAGACATCAAGCGGCAATATCCCGCCCGTTTTTACCATGTACTGTTCAGCCATATTTGCCGCAGTTGGCGCTAGAGCTTTAGCCCCTGCAATTCCCGCCCGAACCGCTGGCGCTGGGTTTAACGGCACATACGATGCCGCTTGGCCTGCAACTTGTCCCGCCCTTGACGTTGGCGCTAAAGGCAGCGTTTGAAGAAAACGCTCTGTGTCAGGGTATTTTTCTTGACCCATTATGTTCTGCATGGCTAACTGAACAGCCCGAACTGGCGTAAAGGCGCTAGGCTGGTTAACAACATCGCCAAACATTCCCAACAAGCCAGCCGTGCGCCCTCGCAGCACATCTACGGGCAAATTAGCAGCGTCTTGCGGATTGCCATAGTTGCCCCTGAAAGCCTTGGGATACATCCCAAAAGCAGGGGCTAAGGCTTGAGCAAGTTCTTGTTCGGTTGCCATGTCAGCCCCTTGGCGCGTATTTGCCTGCGTTAATCTTGCCCAGCATGCCTTCGCCGTATTTTCTCACTGCCGCCTTTTTAATGACGTACTCGCCACCTTGTAAAGCGCCATAGCCGTCATCTGGGCCTTTAGGGTCTGGGCCTGCTAGATGGGCTTTGTTAACCTTACCGCCGTGAAAAAAACTCTCACCAGGATTGCCAGTACCTGTGTCAGAACTGGTTGAGCTTGTAGTTCCATCGCTATCCCCAGCGCTTCTGCCGCCACCGCTGCCCATGCCGCCGTCACCAGTACCTAAACCAGCGCCAGCGGGTGATCCAGACTGATTGGCTGCTTGCGCTGCCGCTGTGTCCGCTGCGAGTGCGTCTTGCATCGACTGCATGGCAAAAGCATTGTTAACCGCATCTTGTTGCGCCATCTCTGAGGCACGGAAAGTCTGCTGCGGGGTAATACCCAGAGCAATCTGGGCTTCTGCTGGCTGAATTGTTGGGTTTAAAAAGTTTTGAACTCTACCCAACCCAGAAAGCGCAAACCCCTTTTGCCCTAACTGTGTAATTCCAGCCATCAATGCGTTTTGAGGGTCTTGGTAATATTCGGCTCGTTGCGTAGGCGTTAAATCAGTCCAGGCTGGATTTGGATCAACATAGGCGTTATCCCTATCTGGATTGGCTTGCATTGGTGCAAAGCCGTTTGGTTGCTTAACTGTGGTGTTGCCAAGCAAAGATGGCGTTCCTTGGCCCAATGCTAGGTTTTGCAAATAGTTGGGGTCATACGGGCTTAACGCTTGGGCAAGTTGTTGTTCAGTCGCCATTTTGCTGGTCTTTCATGTTTATCAGGCCATTGAGCATTCTGCTGCGGGTGCTGTGCCAGGGCTTGCTGTGGTCACAGTCCTTGTAATGGTAAAACTCCGGTATGCCCAAAGTGTAATGTGCAATCTTGGCATTTGGGTTGTCCTGTTCGCCAATTAACACATTCCATTGTTTAGGCAATTCCCCGATTAGCGAGTCCGGCAACCATGTAAACCTGTGCAAGTCTGAGCCGCTATGGTCATCAACGTATTCAGGGGTTAACACTTTATTGCGCGGGTGCTCACAATTCCACAGGATTAGGCTAGACCAGTTTTTCCTTGGGTAGTCCTCGTTTTTAGCCTCCATAGGCGTGTTAATGTACTTCCGAGGATGCTGCGTCTTGTAGTCGTGTTTAACGACTTGTACAGCCTTTGTGGGGTCAAATAGCTTGTTTAGCTCATCTATGTCGCCCAGCATCAGCATGTCGCTGGCATCCATAAAAATTGCTTTGCCCTTAAAGCCTGTAAAGTAGGGAACTAAAAATCTTTGATAGATAAAGGCGTTTGTGCCGTCCCGCTGCTTGCCGTAGAAAGGCGTAATGGCAACCGGCTCTTTGGTGCGCTCGATCAGGCTTTGACAGAAAACGTGAAAGCCAACAGCTTCCCTTGGGTCGTATCCGGCAAAGATTCGGATCATTTCAGCGTCAGCTTGTACAGCGTAGAATCGATCAGGGCTGCAATCTCATCAATGATGTTTTGTAGCTGGCTGTTATCCGGCATTGCTTTTCTGTTCTTTTCCACATAGTCGCAAATGCTCTCTAGGTAGCGCACGGGGTCTTTGGCATTGTGGAAGTTCTCAGGGAATGTCTTGATCTTCTGGTACGCACCAGAGTAAGCCTCCGCAAAGTTGTCTACCAGTTCAATGATTTCTGTGTAGTAGCCACCTAAGGCCATGTGCGTGGCAAAGGAGTCTGTGGATAAGTGCATGAAATGGGTCACTGTTCCACTGTGCAGCAGCGTGGAAATGAAGTCTGCAACATCTTTATCTTGAGCCATGATGAATTCTCCTTGTTTTATTTTAGCATTTCCCATAGGACAAGCCAAGCGGATGATACCCCCGACTTTGGCCATCTTTTACGACTACCACTCCCATAAGGTCAGCTTCTATTTCCAAGGCGACCATTAAGCATGGCCTAAGCTCCACATCACCACGTTTGCCTTGTTCCTGAGATACCGCTGAAAGTTCTCGCGCTGGCTTGTCAGTAAGCGCATCGCTTTTCTCGATAGCCACCACGACATTGGTGCATTGTTTCGTCATCAGCAATCGGCACTGGAACGCAAAAAAGCCACTTTCTACTGCGTTCTGATGGTCGCAACATCAGCCCCTTACGGGTAACGCATGAGAAAATGGCCTCATGTTTGTCTTGTGTTGCGACCACTTGACAACAACATCATAGACCATCCGGTAAAGGAATGTCAACAGGCCAAACAGATCGCAAAGCGTTAACAGTCTTGCTGTGGGCTTTAAGCCACTTCTCCATTCTTTCTTCTTTGCTTAACTTTGATCCTTGGTCTATTTCATAGTGGCATCTAAGGCAAAAGGCAGCGATTAGGTTGTCATCAGCCTTTATGCCCCTTCCCTTGCCGCCGCCCCAATTGGTGTGGGCAGCTTGCACCATCTCACCAGACCCGCAAGATTGGCAGTCCAAACCGGCCACCAGCTTTAACAGCTTCTTGCTTCTGATGTACTTGTGCTTTATCACCTGTGCGCCCCGTCCTGTGTCCTGTTGGTAGCCTCACGGCTGCGCCAAATTTCAATGTCAAGCCTAGCAGCCTCAAGCTCCCATTTAAGGGTTTCTTCCTTTTCTATTGCCAATGCTAGACCCTTGATGAGCTGGACATATTCAGGGTCAGCGTAAGCCTCACGCTCTTGTGCGTTGGCCGCCTCCACCTTTAGCTTTAGAGCCTCCTTCATCAGCATAGCCTTTTTAGACTTGCGGAATTCCTCAAGGTACACCCGTTGGGCCTTGGCCTCCCCGTACAGTGGCGCTTTGTCTCTGATCGACTGCGCTGCGTCTTCGGGAATCAAGTCTTTTCCTCAATGGTGTAAAACCAATCATCACCAGCCGACCACTTGCGTGTGCCGTCTACTGTCCACAGATTTTGGGCAGCTTGAAAGTCTGGGAATTTAGTCTTGCCAGGTATAAGGCTTTGGTCGTACCACAGGCATCTGTTATTAGGCTGGCAGGCAAATTGGCCGTCTTCTAACTTGATCCAGTTAAAAGACTTGTGTTCTTCAGCTTGCTCTGTAAAACCCGTGTCCACTTCCATGCCATCAGCGCAAAAGTCCACTGTAAACAGATAGCGCCCAAAGTGCCATTGCTTATCTTTGCCAAGGAACTTAACACCCAAATTGCGTAGCCCTATCTTTTCCACAATGGTGAACTTGTAGCCCATGCAGTCCCAAAGCTGGAGCGTGTCTATAGGCAAGTCGCTAGCGCCCTCTTTCCATACATACGCATGGATGGGCAGCTTGTCGTACAGCGCCCCGTAAGCAGGCAGCAGCGACTCAATACGAAACACCTGGCCGCGCAAGGCTTTCAGGCTGACCCAGATGGCAGGCTCAAGTTCGCCATGCCCCTTGGTGAAATTGTACAAAAACTCACGCTTGACAAAACATTTGACAGGCGGCAACGATGCCACGATGTAGCTCATTAAATTTCCTTAACTCCAATATCCACACCCGCATTAGCTGCGTAAACCTTGGTCACATGGGCATCCACGATTTGCGTGTCATCCATGTAAACAATCCCGTTCATGGCATCACAAATAGATTTCGCCACGTTGTCCCAATCTGGCTTCTTTGTAGGGCGCTCCAGACCGCTTAAACAGGCTTCTGTGCGCTTTTTAGAGTACGACTTAGGCACTGCCAGCTTGATGTAGATGTAAACTGCCACAGCGCCTTGTAACGGGTCTAGGTCTACCATCGCAATGTTTGCGTAAAACTTCACCAAGTCTTCGTAACTGGCAGTTTTTTTGTCTGTATAGGTCTGCACAAAGTTGCCGCGCCGTGCAAATTTAGGCCGTCCCTTGCCGTGGGGATCGCCTGGCACTTCAAACGTGAGCACGTTGCCTGTTCATTTCGTCACGCAATTCATCAAACGCCGACTGCCCACGAATCCGCGCTATGTCGTATGACACCTTGCGCCACCACAAATGGGCTGCGTTTGCCCCCAACTCCCTGGCCTTCTGCCTGTGGCGCTTGATCCATTCCCTTG